TAGCCTTTTCTTCTTCACATTTGCGGAGACGCTCTTTGAGTTCGGCGTTCTCCTTTTCAAGGTTGGCGATGTAGGTAGCGATAGATTGAGAGTTCATGTTTGACTGAGTCTTGTGATTTTAATGATAGGACAAAGTGACTTAGGTATTCAAATCAATCATCGATTGTTATTTACGAAAACGCATCCTACATTGAGTCTATCACATGGAGACCGGACTGGAACGAGTTCTGCGGTCTTCATGAAATATTTATTACAATAAATTCGGTATGTATCATCTCAAATCTTTATAAGTTGTTTTAGTTTCCATAATTTCTACGAGCCTCGTTCTCTGCGTTCCTCAATATATTCTTATAGTTCTCTAATTTAGCCTTCCTGTTTGAGGCATAATTTTCCGCCCATTCGGTAATATCTTCACCTATGTATGGGTAATTCTCAAACGTGTAACGTTTTAAGAAAGCCCTGTATCGTTTTGTCCGCACATCGAGCTTCTTTTTTGGCTGTCCGGCAGCAGAGACACTCTTTTTGTTTTTAATATTCTTCAAGAGTTCTTCACGCGTCTTCTTAACAAGTTTTCCATCTACCGTCTTTGTGAGCCTCACTTTGGCTTTCTTTGCCATTTCCTTGTCGGCCATTGTAGGCATTGGTTTCTTCGCTTTCAAAACATTCTGAACGTTCTTAGAAAGTTCTTCGCGAGTCTTCTTAACGCGTTTCCCATTTACTATCTTTGTGAGCCTCACCTTGGCTTTCGCGGCAGCTTTTTTGTTAGCTTCTGTGGGCATATCAACCATGTTTAATTATATTATTTAGACATATTTTTTTCATCTATCTCAAATCTTTATCCGCCGTGTAATATGTTTTACCTTTCATTACAAAACTATGCACTCTCGCATATGCCCACGCCTGTGGAGAAGCGCCCGGTCGGTGCCCGGTTCTCCACGCAGCGAGTCCTCGATCGTACACGGTTCTCAGTGTCTTTAGTGGTATCTTCGTTGCCTTCGCAATTTCCGGTATGGATTTCGCGTTCGGGTATTTTTCGCGGAATCGTTTCGTGTATGAGGAGGTGCGCGTTTTCACGTTCTTATCGGTAGAGAATTTCGTGTATGTTTTCTTTTTCATTTTCATGTATCTAGTTTCTACGTCCTTGAGTGTCTTGAGCCCTCTGAAATATTTAAGGGGTGCGTATAATGGACCCTTTGTTCTTCGCAGTTCGCGAACTTTCTTAGATATTTCCTGATCGGTGAGGGTCATCTTACTTATTACACATAATTTAATCAAACCAATCGTAATCATCTTTAACTTTCTGTTCACACCGGCGACATTTATGATATGAATCCGCATGTGGATTATAAATCTTACAAGTTCCTTTACACGCTGTACAATTGTGGTCACATTTTAGTTTCTTCTTGTATACATATTTACGCGGGTGTTTCGTCCTGGAATTGGTTTGTAAATCCATGGATTTCCATATCATAAAATTTGCCGTGATGATCTTTGTCATACTTTACTTTCCGAAAAATTTAATCGCTTCTTCGATGCTATGAAACACTTTGTCACCAAATTTCACGCGCCCAGTTTCGGTGCAGTACAAACCACACTGCCCTTTATAAGAAGCCTTGTGAATCATATTTAATTTTAGGTGTGTTAAACCTTTGACTTAGTTAAACAAAAAAGTCTAAATTTGTATAAGATGAGTCTCGAAATAATCATAGGCAATATGTTTTCTGGTAAGACGTCGGAGCTAATTCGACGTCTTAAAAGATATAAAATCATGGGTAAAAAAATTGCAGTCATAAATTCTACAAAAGATACTAGATGCGAAGGACATGTGATTCACACACACGATGGAGTAAAGTTTGATTGTATAAAAGTTAGACACTTATCACAGTGTCTCGCAGACGAAAAGTTTTGTGAATCAGAAATAGTCGCCATAGACGAAGCGCAATTTTTTACGAATCTCAAGGAATTTGTACGCATGTGTATATTTCTTAAAAAGACTATCATTGTAGCGGGTCTGGATGCAACGTACAATCAAGAAAAATTCGGTGAAATTCTGGATTGCATCCCCATGGCAGACGAAGTGACGAAGCTATCAGCTCTATGTATGAAATGCAAGGATGGAACACCCGGACCTTTTACCAAGCGTTTGGTTGACGCAAAGGAAGTAGAACTCGTAGGTGGAAAGGAAACATACGAAGCTGTGTGTAGATTTCATCTCTTGTTCTAGAATCTCTTAATATCCAATATCAACACAATCCTTCTATCATCCGTGGTCTTTTCAACTTTATGATACCTCGAATGATCGAAAACAAAATCTTCACCCGCCTTATGTTCATGCGTGTCAAATTCTGTATCTAGTGTACTCGTACCCTCTAGTGTGAGGTGGTACCGCAAATACAAATTGTGTTCTGCGCGATGGGGTGGAATAGTTATAGGACCATCCATCACAGCTACCATTCCACCCACGACACTTGGCATCATGTCTACACGATTCTTTATGAGTGGGAAATCTTCGAGTTTATAATAATAATATTTATCTGTTTTTTCAAACCACGCATCGTCGTCATGAAAATAGTACTTCTTCGCCTCACCCATCCCTTCGTACACGGCTTCAAGCATTTCTCTATGATATAATCGCAATATCCACACGTCACTAAAATCTTGTGGATGGTAAAATGGTTTGTATAATAACATATCTATGAGTGTATTTCTAATACCCACGAGTGGTCTGAGTGGTTTGCGAAAATATAAACGATCGATTGGATTCTTAAAGTAATCAAAGGCAATCAAAACGATCGGAAACAGGAGACACTTTATTATTTTCTCCATCTATAATAAATGCCAGGTTATAAAGGAAAAGAATACTACGCACCAGAGCCAACTGAAGAAGTCGATACACTTGATAAACGTTTTTTCATGGGTCTCACTAGAACACAGACCGGTTTATTTGCACCACCAGTGATTTATTTTTCGATGGTGCTCCTCGTCGTTCTCATGGCACTCCCAGCCGTATACAAGAAGCGCCCAGGACTTCTTTTCCCACTTGCCGTTGGTTTGTACATCAACGGTATCCACTTGTACCACCACTACATGCTCTTGAAAAAGTAAATTAATTTAGATGTGTATATTAATAGAATGTTCCTATCCAAGGTTTTCGCAAACTTGATATTTCAGTCACTCGTGACATACGGCTTTGCGAAGACTACCATAGAAGACCCAAAAATGAGCGAAGCGTTCGCCAAAAATGCACTCACATACATGATCGCATGGTTCGTCGCGCTTCTCATGTTCGCGTTCACCAAGAATATTATCACACGATTCATGCTTTTCACCGCTATGTCCGCCGTGGCAGGTATGTTCTTGGGTGTCAGAGGTAAGAAAGACGCGAAAGAAGCACTTCTCGATGCAGTCACGATTTTCATCGCGATGTTTACACTCGGTGTAATCACGCGGATGCTCGGGTACGATCTTCGCGCGCTTGGTTCGGTGTTGTTCGTAACACTGATAGGTTTGATTTTGGTAAGGTTATTCTCGGGTAAGAAATACACTGAAATCGTGGTACCCCTGTTTGCCTTGTTCATTGTTTATGATACAAATAACATACTGAGACGAAACTATGAAGGTAATTTTGTTGGTGCGTCATTCGATTATTTTGCAGACATCCTAAATTTATTTAGTGCTCTTCTCGAAAAAAATGAATAAAAAATTTTATTTTTTTTTACACTTTCTTTTAAAAGAAAAAAGTTTTGAAAATAAAAATAATTTTTTTTACACTTTCTTTTAAAAGAAAAAAGTTTTGAAAATAAAAAAAATTTTTCGGATATAAATAATAATGAAAGTCATTCTTAGAAAAAGTCCAACCCGTGATAAAAAGTATCGGGTCACGTTTTCTAACGGTGATCACGTAGACTTTGGTGGTAAGGGATACACAGACTACACCATACACAAAGACCCCATGAGAATGAGACTCTATGTTTTACGACACGGTGGAGGTGACACGCGTAAATTCAGTGATCCAGAGCGTGTACACGAACGAATGTTACGATTGAAACGGAGCAAACTCGAGGATTGGGGAATCTCGGGTTTGAAGACCGCAGGTTTTTGGTCCAGATGGCTCTTATGGAGTCACCCAAACATGAATGAAGCTATTAAGTTCATGAAGACTGAATTTGGTCTCAATATAAAATCTATGTAAATATAAATGTTGTTCTTGATATTACCAATATTGAACATGCTAGGTATAAACATTATCCCGGGTCAGGATGCATTCAGTCCAACTGTACCATTCGATAAAAACAAACATTATTCAATGTCAGCTTTGTGCCTTCTATGCTGCTGCATCATGATAACAAACATAATGAGAAAGAAGTTCATAGGATGGTGGGTTCCAGTACCAATGAAACCAGTTGGTTTCGCTTCACTCGCTGCATGTGTCGTTCTATCCGGTCTGGTAACTTTGGATACATATCACCGCGTACTAGCGGCGATTCCTAAAAAAGAAGAAGATAAAGCCTAAAAGAAATTATCCGTTCGATACAATTTCGCAGAAAAGTCACCAGATTGACCCATCACATTTACTGTTTCGTTACCGTAAATTTCTTGACATCCAATGTCATCCATGCAGTCTCTTTCACCCATAGACACTGGAAGAGAGTACATCTGATCACCGGGTGTTACCGTGTAATAATGATATCTATCGCGTCTTCCACGCACTTCCTTGCCATACAAGGGGAGTGTTTCGTTATTTTCCCCTAACAAAACGCCCATTTGTTGTACGTGCGCGGGTTTGTATTCCTTAATTGGGGGTGCTCTGAATTCACGTTCTACGGGGATTTGAACTGGAACTTCAACTTGTTCCATCGTGTGAATGCGCTGAACCTTGGGTGGAGTCGTGAGCATATACAAAATTACTAGTAGCAAAACAAATATAGTTATGAGCAAAGCTGTGTGTTTAGTTTTGGACTTCATTATTATTAGCCTTAGATTTTAATAATATATCAGTCTTGATTCTCACGTGTTTACTGGAGTACACACTTTTACTATGTTTCTTATCATTTTTGGTCACACGTTTCTTTGGTTCCTTATAGTCCATAGTTGATATTACACATAAGTCTCTAACGTTTATCTAGTGATAGTTGATGACACGTTGACCACGCATGATTTGTAACACACCACCATGAATTCCGTGATCACCGATTCTAGGAATGTAATCGATTTCACGCTTTCTCCCATTTACGATTAAGAACTTTCGTGCACTATGTAAAATAGATCGATCCGTGACCATGTTAGTACCGGATCCCCATCTGTAATCGTAAACTGGAGCGTAAGAAGGCATCTTTATTTTTGTAATGATTTAATAACTAAGACATTTAACTTAGGTTAAATATTGTTATAGATTCCATAATTTCGACGACCCTCATTTTCGAAATACTTCATATTTTTAACATAATCGTTGAGTTTACTGTTAATGTTTCCCGCATATTCATTACGAAAACTATAGTAAATATTCTCATTTATGTATTTGTAATTATTTTTAGGGAAACGTTTATAGAAGTTTTCTTCTCGTTGTATATATTTTTTTTTGTTTGCTATATCACGCAAAAGTTCTTGTTTTGTCTTAGCAACGCGTTTACCATTGACTATTTTTGTAAGAAACACACGAAGTTTACGCGCGGTTTTTTTGTTGGCTTCTGTGATATGACTAAAATCTGGAGACAGAGACCTACTCCTTTTTTTACTTGATACCGGAGATTCATTCTTTTTTTTCTTTGATACCGGAGATTCATTCTTTTTTTTATTATTTGATACTCTTAAATTTTTTAAAAGTTCATTTATTTCATTAACTTCATTGTTTAACTTACGCTTACTCATTATATAATTTTAATTTATATTTTATTTTTTTCATGTGCACATGATTTAGGCTAAAACTACCCTACCCAATTTATATTGGACAAATAACCACAAACCAAACATCACTGTTTTTAAGAGGTTATTTGCATCTGTGTCATCCATCTTGTAGATGGGTCCCATGATTCTCCCGAAAAAAGTTTCTTCCTTACTGTTTCCAGTGACATACATCTCCATCTGGGTTAACGCACAAGTGTCATCATTGACCGACCAATGATAAAATATGAATGGTATTAGTATACTGTAGAGTTCTAAGAGCTCTTTGTTTTTAAGAAATGGTACTATAAGTACAGTCAAAAACAGTAACAGGTGAATGTAGAATATAATGTTCATTACTATTAATATGAGCCAAGAAAATAGTGAGAACAATATGATCGTGGGTTTCCCAAAAGATATCGAAAAACCAGATGCGCCAAAAAGGTGGCACACCCAGC